TAGGTCTACGCTGTCACCCATTGCTGAGTAGTCTTGTGCGATTTGATCTGTTTCTCTAGTCATTGTTTATGCCTCTAGTGCCGCTATGCGGTCTGTTAGTGATTCAATTAAGGTTTGTTGTTCTTGGATAGCTGCTGTAAGAACAGGGATTAATTTGGCTAAGTCTACAGTTTGCGGAACTATACCGTTTTGATCTACTGCATCTTTTTCACCATTTGCCGCTAATGGGACAACCTCTTGCAACTCATGCGCTATGAAGCCTTCCATTGTGGTGTCAGGATCAGCAATATAGTTGAAGCGTTTAGGCTGAAGCTGTTTTACGATCTCAATCCCATCATCAACTGGTACGACATTTTCTTTTAGACGATAGTCTGATGATGTATCATAGAACGTTGTTGAACCGTTTGTGCGAATACTACCAACAAGCCCATTAGTATTGTAAAATCTCTGACGGTAAGTGTTAATGCTTGAATTTGTCCTACTGTCTAGCATCTGTCTACCGTCATTATCATTCAATGCAAGGCCGATAGTACCGCCCGAAATATCAGTTGAACCATTACTAGTCCCAAATGCAATTTGACCGGCTGTGGTAACAGTAAGCCTTGGATTACCATCACCATCTGACAAGACGATGTAGTTGTTTGAGGTGCGGATGTCTAAGCCGCCTTGGTTGCCGTCGTAGCGTCCAAGGATGGTGTTCTTTGAGCCTGTTGTAATTAGCCCACCAGAATCATACCCAATTGCCGTGTTGTATGTCCCCGTTGTTACAACTCCAAGTGTGAAGGTGCCGTATGCAGTATTATTACTACCTGTGGTGTTTGTGAGTAAAGCATTATAGCCAACTGCCGTGTTGTTAGATGCTGTGGTGTTTGCTCTTAAAGACTGAAATCCTACACCAGTGTTGTTAGATGAGGTTGAAGTCAAAAGAGCTTCATGTCCAACAGCTACGTTGGAAGTGCTAGTAGTATTTGTCGCTAAAGCGTTTTGACCTATAGCAACATTATTACTGCCCGTTGTAGTTGCTCCCGCAGCATTAAGACCAACAGCGACAACAGAATTAGCCGTAGTAATCGCATCACCTGCAAGGCCACCGATGAGGGTGTTGTTTACGCCGGTGGTTAATTGATCTCCTGCTAAACTGCCAACGGCTGTGTTGTATCCAGAGCCACTAGTGTTGTTGTAAAGCCTAAGGGCATTGAAACCTATTGCAACATTGTTCTCAGAGCCTGTGTTAGTGCTTAAAGAGTCATAACCGACTGCGGTGTTACCATCTGCGGTAGTGTTAGCGTCTAGGGCGCTTGTACCTACTGCTACGTTTCTGTCGCCTGTGGTGTTTGCGACCATAGCGTTATGGCCTACAGCAGTGTTGTTAGATGCTGTTGTGTTGTTGAAAAGAGTGTCCTGCCCTATTGCTACGTTAGTTGCCCCTGTAGTGTTTGAGCCTAAAGCGTTTACTGCAATGGCTACGTTAGAGCCACCTGTTGTGGTCGCCCCTAAAGCACTCACACCCAAAGCTACGTTATTATTGGCTGTAGTCATCGCATCACCTACAAGAGCACCGATGAGGGTGTTCTGAACGCCCGTGGTGACTGAAGTTCCCGCTACATGCCCGACAGCAGTATTGTAAGCATTAGTATTTGTCGCGAAGTTTTGAGATAACAAGGCGCTATGCCCAACTGCAACCGAACCAAACCCTTTAGTGTCACCACCTAATGAAGCGTAACCCAGCGAAACATTATAATTGCCTGTGGTTATTGCATCACCTGCAAGACCACCAATGAGAGTGTTTTGAACGCCTGTGGTGACTGAACCACCTGCATCTGCACCTACCGCAACGTTGTATGTATCTGTTGCACTAGTGAAGTTTTGAACCAGTAACGCATTACGCCCAATAGCAACTGAGTTACTTCCCAAAGTGTCTGAACTCAATGCTGCTTGACCGATAGCTACATTGTTATCCGCATCAGTAAGCGCATCACCCGCTAGACCACCAATGATGGTGTTCCTAACTCCCGTAGTGACTGAACCACCTGCATTGTATCCAACAGCAGTATTATAATTTGCAGCATCATTATTTTGAAGCCTTAATGCTTGAACGCCCACTGCTGTGCTTTGACCTCCAGTATCTTCTGTGGCTAAAGCCGAAAAACCTATGGCTACGTTGTCATCCCCTGTAGTCAAAGCCGTACCTGCTTCATCGCCCACAACCACGTTTTGATTGCCGCCAGAGGCTATGGAGTTACCTGCGTTGACACCAAATCGGACGTTGTTTGTTCCTGCTGATGGGGTAGATAACTCGCCGCCAACTGCTAAATTTCCAGCAAGTTCTAGGTCATCCATCTCATAGACAATAGCCCCTGATCCTGCACCATCGGTAGCTACAATCTTAGTTTGACCCGCAGCTATAATTACATTGGCACCAGAGCCTTGCGTAAGCGTCAAAGCGGCGGAAGTTTCGTTCCGCATGATCCATGTATGAGATAGCGTATTGGGGGCCAGTGTGACTGTACAAGCTGTACCACCACCCGTTAGGCGTAAGAAGGTAGACCTAAACTCGTCGGCTGTACCGTCTGCCATCGTAATAGTGTGTGTACTGGCGTTAGCTATGGCCTCTGCACCGACACCCATCGCGTTAGCAATAAGTTCTAAATTTGTGTTTGTACTCGTTCCCCAAGTACCCGCTTCATCGCCCGTGGCAATCTCTTTTAAGCGTAAATCATTAACGTAAGTTGCCATTTTATGCTACCTCTTCCCAATTAGGAGTCTGACTGTCTGATACATCAGACCATGTGGGAGTCTGACTGTCGTTTATATTAATCCAATTTGGGATCTGTGAATCATCTACTAGCCCCCAAACATTAAAAGCGCCTATCTCTCCAGCACCTGAAACCCCGATAAGTACTACCGTGGCTTTTGCATCTACCGTTACTGTACCAGCAGCGCCCGTACCTTCAACACCAGTCGGGACGAGTGTTTGTCCCAAACCGATTGTAACTGTGCCAACCGCTCCAGTACCAACAACACCAGTCGGGATAATAGCCGCGCCACCTGTGGCGATAACCGTTCCAACTGCGCCTGTACCCTCAACACCTGTGACATCGGTATTAGCTTCAGCATCGACTGTAACTGTTCCCGCCGCGCCTGTACCTTCAACTCCAGTGACCGATACGTTTGCGTTACCCGTTGCTGTAACTGTGCCAACCGCTCCAGTGCCAGCAACGCCAGATACACTGAAATTCGCATCGCCGGATATAGTAACCGTTCCGGCAGATCCAGTTCCTTCAACACCCGTGACAGAAACCGTGATTCCTGTACCTTCGATAATAGTGACTGTACCTGCCGCGCCCGTACCTGCAACGCCTGTGATAGATACGTTTGCATCCGCAACAACAGTGTCTGTACCAACCGCACCAGACGCAGCAACGCCTGTGACCTCAACAGGATCTGCTTGACTCCACGGGCCTTCACCCCAAGTGCCTCTGCCCCATCCGTTAAGGTCTGCCACATAATACTCGCTATGCTATGCGAATAATCGCATTTGACGCATCTGCTGCGGGGAACTGAATAGTAAAGTCGCCTGCGGTAGAAGTCTTATCACCCCCAAACGCCAAGGAACAAACTGCTGGGTCACCAGAAGCTGTGTCATTGTAAATCAACGCGCCGTTAGCAGTGATTGTTGCGCTGGAAAACGTAAGATCGTCAAAGTCGGTAAGCGCCGTAGTGCCACTGCTAGATGGATTTACATTAGTCAACGCTGCACCCCCCGCACTGTATCCCGTGCCGCTTGCTTCGTTAGTAACCGAGTACGCAGTTGTAGCCGCACCTAATGTTGCTGAACTTGTATATAGCGCCAGCTTAAAGGTATTACCACCAGATGCTAAAAAGTTATGTTTTGCTTCCAACAATTCTTGCTTGAAAGAAGTACACATTGCCGTAGAAATAGCCATTATAGACTCCTAATTATGTCTGCCATATCTTTATGGCCTTGACGTTCAAATTCAGCGGTAAGGGTAGTCCTATCGCTCTTAATTGCTTCTTTAATATAGTGTAAAGCCGTGGCCTTGACCGCTTCTTTAAACTCTTCTGCCTGTTGAGCAATAGCAGGATGGCAATTACCACCAACGCTTACAACTCTGTCCGCTATTGTTTGCGCCCAAAACTCAGGGTCATGGCCTTTATTGGTTGTAGTCGTTACTAATACGTTACCAATCTCAAGTTTTGGAGCTTCAAAAAAAGCCACTTACGCACCTCTACTTATATCGTAACGGTATTCATCGATTGCGCCATACCCTTGCCCAAGGTTTTTCAATCCATTTATAGCTTGTATAAACCTTTGTTCATACTGAGCTGTTTCTTCAGGTATTTTAAGGAAAGTAGCTGCTTCAACTAATGTTCCATATAGTAAAGCATCCGGAGCATTTTCAGAAAGCCATGTTGTAGTGGATCCACTTGTTGTTGTTAAAGACGCAGGACGGTATTTATAGTGCAGCTCAAAACTATACGTTGTATCAGGGGTCGGCCCTAACATAAACGTATTGTCATCAAACTGAGCATAATATTTCGGAAGCCCTGTAGTAGCTGGATTAGGAGTGTAATCTCTAATAAAAGAAACGTGCTT